GAGATACTAGAACTCCTGCTAGAAAGTATGACAGAGCAACAATGAACGAAGGTCACCCTGATTTTGAATGGGAAGACGAAGCGTATAAACAATCATAATTATGGGATTAAACTTTAGAGGACAAGCTAATAGATTTAGCGAGCTTAAAAAGAATAAAGCAGGTTTTCAAGAAAAATCAGCACCAGGACCTAGACAAGGTATTGGAGGGGATGAGCCAGGCAACTTAAAAGCAGCTGAGGCTAGATTTGGTAATATAGTATCTCCTACGAAAATTAAGAAAAACTTTTACGGAGGTGAAGCTTATTTTCAAGACGGATATAGTGGTAAAATGGGAGGAGCAGGAGCAAATCCAATTACAGCAAAATCCAAAAGCAGTCCATTAAAAATGAATGACTCTTTAGTTCAAGGAGCTGCTGATACAAATAAAAAGTTTGTAGATGTTGGGTTAGAAGTTGCTAAAGCTTTTAAAAGTGAGGTTGAGCCAAAAACAGCAGACCTTAAATCGCTTAAAACTAATGACGAAGACAAAACCCAAGAGCCAAGACCAAAAGTAATTGCACCACCAGAATTAAAAGCTGCAGGACTAGCCAAAGTTAGCAACATGGAGTTTGATTTAGGACATGAGTTTGAACACCAAGAATTAAAATTTTAGTAAGATGAAAAAAAATGTACCAATCGAAATAAACTCTGACATGGGTGCTAACACTAACATGTCGACCAAACTAATGTAACAATGGGAAAGCCAGGAAAAAAAAATGTACCAATAACGCAAAGAGCGGAAGTTAAAACTAATTCTAAGAATAAAGTTGAAGAGCCTTTATTAAACGTAGGGCCAGCAGGTGTATACGGAAATAATCAAACTAGAAAGATTCCTTCTCCAGCAAAGCAAACAGCTAAGCAAAAGAAAAACCTTCCTGAAGCTATTGTAAAAGCTATAGCAGCGAAGTCTCCAGCTAAGCAAAAGAAAGAAGATAAAAAAGTCAAAACTACTGCGATACTTGAAACATCATCTGCAGGAAAAGATATTGTTGTTAAAGGTAAAGAAAAGCAAAGGATTAAAACTGCAAAAGATGTAGGTGTGTCTCAAGCTAAAGTAGATGCGTACAATATGAAAAAGTACGGTACTAAAAATCCAACGAAAGACGGTAAAACTAATAACAAAATAGGTACTGGCAAATTCGAAAAAGATACCGTAAAAAAAGGTAAAAAAGAAACTACAACTAATAGCTCTACAAAAACTATTCGCACTAAAGACATGGGGGATTCTCAAACAGCTTTGTCACGTAGACAAACTATAAGAGGAGGAAAAGTTGGTACTAGAGTTGAGTACCAAGGTAAAGTAAAATCTGCAAGAGCCAAGTACAAAAATATGACAAAAGCTGAAAAAGAAAAAGCTGGAGGACGTACAAAGTATATGCGCAAAGTTAAAAACGACGCGAAAATAGTTAGAGCTGATAAAAACTCAGCACTTGGTGCAGCTTCCGCTAAAGGAGCTCAGGCGCAAGCGGATCAGAACAAGTCAGCCTTGTCAGGGCAAACTGGCAATGTTAAAAGTGCTGGTAGAGATAAAGACCGAGGAGATAATTCGCAAACTAAACAAGAATCAGATAATAAAAAGGAACTTGAAGCAAAAGTAAAATTAGCAGCAGCCAAGAGAGCAAAAGCAGCAGCAGCTCTAGTTGATAAGAAAAAAGAAGATACCACGATAACAGATATCAAAGCAGCTAATGCAATGGCTCCTGGTTTTTTCAAAGGGAAATCTCCGTTAAAAAAGAATTATTTTAAAAGATAAAAATACAATGAAATCAAAAGGGCTAGGTGATACTGTTGAAAAAATAACCGAAATTACGGGTATTAAAAAATTAGTTGAACTAATCCCTGGAGATTGTGGTTGTGATAAAAGAAAAGAAATGTTAAATAAAGCATTTCCATATAAACAGTAATTAAATTAAATCATTATGAGTAAATTAAAAACGTTAGAAGTACAGTCAAAAGATGTTAAATCAATCACAGCAGAAGAACTTTCTACACTGCAGCAAAGTGTTTCATCACAAAATCAGGCACAAATTAGATTAGGAGGTTTTGAAATGCAAAAGATTATTTATCTAGATGAAGCTATGAAAGCAGCTGAAGCAGTTAAGGCGATTCAAGAAAGTTTAGAAGAAGTTTACGGAGCTGTAAACATTGACTTAAACACTGGAGAAATCAGCGATGTCAAAGAATCAAATTAGAAAGATAAGTATAGGTAAAGATTATAAGAATGACGCTATGCACTATGCTGTTGGACAGGAAGTGTATGGCGGTCATACTATAGCTCACATCATAGAAGAGCAAGACAAGTACTCTATTTATATTTCCAAGAAAGATTTAATAATGCCTTGGAAAGACTTTAACAAGAACATGTCTATATCTGTAGAATACGATTTATCTTATTAAATGCACAGCGTATTTAATTATCTAGTTGCCCCGAAAGGGGGCAGAACAACTGGAAGGAAAACAATCGATGGACGAGAATTATTACTAAACACAGACTTACAGAATCATGAATATACAAATAGAATTGGTTCTGTACTTAGTCTTCCTTTGGCTAATAAATATAAAGAACTAAAAGAAGGTGATGACGTAATAGTTCATCATAATATTTTTAGAAGATTTAGAGATATTAAAGGTTTAGAAAAAAACAGTAAAAACTATTTAAGCGAAGATGTTTATTTAGTTCAACCCGATCAAATATACGCTTACCGAAGAGAGGATGAGTGGATGGCTTTAGAAGGTTTCTGTTTTGTAATGCCTATAAAAGAAACAAAAATGTTTTCTGTAGATTTTGAAAAACCTCTTAAAGGTATAGTCAAATACGGAAATAAAGATATAGAGATTGATACTTTAGTTGGGTTCAGACCAAACAGCGAGTATGAATTTGTTATAGACGGGCAGAGGTTATACCGAGTTCCCACCACTTCAATTACAATCAAATATGGACATAAAGGAAACGAAGAAGAGTATAATCCAAGCTGGGCACAAAGCCGTTGAAGAACTTATAAAGGTTGCTAAAGAAGCTATTGTTGATTCAGATGATGATTTAACAGCAGACAAACTTAAGAATGCAGCAGCAACTAAGAAGCTAGCTATATTCGATGCTTTTGAAATACTTAATCGCATAGACGAAGAACAAAGATTATTAGATAATAAACCTAAGCAAGAAGTAGTTGTAGAAGAGTTTGGTGGGTTTGCTGAAAAAAGATCTAAATAATGTATAAGCAGACTTTATATCAAGTTATTGAACCCATTAAAAAAACAACTATATCTAGATTAAACAAAGGAAAAAAATGGGAGTACGGCTATAACAAAGAGCATGATGTAGTTGTAATAAGCAAGACAGGAAAAATAGGTGAAATATATAAAATTCAAAATCTTAAAATAGCATTACCTTTAGCTCCTTCGAAAATTAATAAGAATACTAACAAATGGACACCTGAAGAATATCCTAAAGAATTAAAAGCTATAAAAAGCATTTTTGATTGGAAAGAATATCCTGAAGGTTTCAAAACAAAGTGGGGGGATTATATAGATGAACAATTTGCTAAAAGAGACGAAGGTTACTGGTTTAATAATAAGGGCGTGGCTACTTACATCACTGGTACTCATTTTATGTACCTGCAGTGGTCCAAAATTGATGTTGGGAAGCCAGACTTTAGAGAATCAAACAGATTATTTTATATCTTCTGGGAAGCTTGTAAAGCGGACTCACGATGTTATGGTATGTCATATCTCAAGAATAGACGTAGCGGATTTTCATTCATGGCGTCTGGGGAGACGGTTAACATGGCCACCATATCAAGCGATTCACGATTTGGGATATTGTCCAAATCTGGAGCCGATGCAAAGAAAATGTTCACAGATAAGGTTGTACCCATTAGTGTTAACTTCCCGTTTTTCTTCAAACCAATACAAGACGGTATGGACAGGCCCAAGACCGAGCTCGCATACAGGGTCCCCGCGTCGAAACTTACCCGTAGGAGACTCGATTCGAATGTCTCCCAGGTCGCGCTTGCGGGTCTTGACACCACGATCGACTGGAAGAACACCGGTGATAACGCGTACGACGGTGAGAAACTCAAACTCCTCGTCCACGATGAGAGTGGGAAATGGGAAAGGCCGAACAACATCCTCAACAACTGGAGGGTTACGAAAACGACATTAAGACTAGGTTCTAGGATTATAGGAAAGTGTATGATGGGATCAACATCAAATGCTTTAGATAAAGGTGGTGAAAATTTTAAAAAATTATATAATGGATCAGACGTTACAAAGAGAAACGCCAATGGGCAGACTCGTTCAGGACTCTATTCTTTGTTCATACCTATGGAGTGGAACTACGAGGGATTCATTGATTCTTATGGATTACCTGTATTCAATACGCCGTCAACAGACACCACGGGCCCACAGGGAGAGGTTATAGAGGTCGGAGTTATAGAGCACTGGAATAATGAGGTAGAAGGATTAAAAGGCGACCAGGATGCTTTAAACGAGTTCTACAGACAATTTCCACGTACAGAGGAACATGCATTCCGTGATGAAACAAAAAACAGTATATTTAATTTAGCTAAGATATACGAGCAAATAGATTACAATGAAGATTTAGCTAATAGTAATGTAGTTACAAGAGGTAGTTTTCAATGGGAACAGGGTATTAAAGATACAAAAGTTATTTTTATGCCTAATGAACAGGGAAGATTCTTAGTGTCTTGGACACCTAGTTTTAACTTACAGAACAAGCAATTAATAAAGAATGGTGTTAGATGGCCAGGTAATGAACACATGGGTGCTTTCGGATGTGACAGTTATGATATATCAGGAACTGTAGATGGAAGAGGATCTAAAGGAGCGTTACACGGTTTAACTAAGTTTAGTATGGAAGATGCTCCACCGAGTACTTTCTTTTTAGAATACGTAGCAAGACCACAAACAGCTGAGATGTTTTTTGAAGACGTATTAATGGCTTGTGTATTTTATGGAATGCCTATACTATGTGAAAATAATAAGCCTAGACTTTTATATTATTTTAAAAGAAGAGGATACAGAGGTTACTCAATGAATAGACCAGACAAGCTTTGGAATAAACTATCGATAACCGAAAAAGAAATTGGAGGAATACCTAATTCCAGTGAAGATATTAAACAAGCTCACGCTGCTGCTATTGAAATGTATATAGATAGTCACGTTGGTCTTAATAGCGAAACAGGTAATTACGGAACTATGTATTTCAACGAAACATTAAATGACTGGTCTAAATTTGATATTAACAATAGGACTAAATTTGATGCGGCAATAAGTTCAGGACTAGCCATAATGGCATGTCATAAAGACTTATATAGACCAAGTGCAAAATTAAATAAACAACCAATTAGCTTAAGATTTGCTAAGTATACGCATGAGGGCAACTCATCAAAAATAATAAAAGGATAATATGGCAAACGTAGTAAATAGTTTTTTCCCAAGTCAAGTAGTACCTGATGCTGAAAAAATGTCACGTACTTATGGACTTCAAGTGGGTAGAGCCATTCAAAGCGAATGGTGGTCTAGCAACTCAGGAACATCTCGTTACCAAAGTAATCAAAGTACTTTTCATAATTTAAGATTATATGCGAGAGGTGAACAACCTGTACAGAAGTATAAAGATGAACTTTCTATAAACGGAGATTTATCTTACCTTAACTTAGATTGGAAGCCAGTACCTATATTAGCTAAGTTTGTTGATATTGTAGTTAATGGTGTTGCCGATAGATCATTTGATATAAATTGTTATTCACAGGATCCTTATGGAGTTAGTAAAAGAACTGCTTATATGGATTCTATAATAAGAGATTTACAAACAGAAGAATTAAACAACTTTGCGCAAGAGCAATTTGGTATTAATTTGTTTGAGAACGCTCCTGATAAACTACCCGATTCAGAAGAAGAATTGGATATTCACATGCAGCTAAGTTATAAACAAGGTATTGAAATTGCTGAAGAGCAAGCTTTGAATACTATGTTTGATGAGAACAGATATGATTTAACTAAGAAAAGAACTTACTATGATTTAACTACAATAGGTATAGGAGCTGTAAAAAACAACTTTACAGAAGCTACTGGTGTAACCGTTGAATACGTAGATCCAGCTTACTTAGTTTATTCTTATACAGAAGATCCTTATTTTCAAGATATATACTACGCGGGAGAAGTAAAGTTCATACCTATAAACGAACTTAAAAAACAATTTCCAGATTTAACCGAAGAACAATTAGCAAGCATACAACAACAAGGAACTCAAAGTTACGGATCGTTTGATGGTAATTTATCTAACAACAGAGGTAATAGAGATTCTAACGTTATACAGGTTTTATATTTTAATTATAAAACTTACATGAATGAGGTTTATAAAGTAAAAGAAACTGCTACTGGAGCAAGTAAGATTATATTAAGAGACGATCAATTTGATCCACCAATCGAAATGTTTGAAGAGCAATTTGGTAAAGTATCAAGATCCTTAGAAGTATTATACGAAGGTGTATTAATATTAGGAACAGATATTTTATTGAAGTGGGAGATGGCTAAAAATATGATGCGTCCTAAAAGCGATTCTACTAAAGTTAAAATGAATTACGCTATAACTGCTCCTAGAATGTATCAGGGTAGAATAGAATCTTTAGTTAGCAAGTGTACAGGATTTGCAGACATGGTTCAATTAACTCATTTAAAGCTACAACAAGTATTACAAAGAATGATACCTGATGGTGTTTATCTTGATGCAGACGGTATTAATGAAGTTGATTTAGGTAATGGTACAAACTATAATCCTCAGGAAGCATTAAACATGTTTTTCCAGACAGGTTCTATAATAGGTAGATCATTTACTCAGGAAGGAGATATGAATCCAGGTAAAGTACCTATTCAAGAAGTTCCTACTGGTAGTGGTGGTCAAAAATTACAAACTTTAATTTCTACTTACAATTATTATCTACAAATGATAAGAGATGTAACAGGATTAAACGAAGCTAGAGATGGTTCAACTCCAGACTCAAGAGCTTTAGTAGGTGTACAAAAACTAGCAGCTGCTAATTCAAACACAGCAACAAGACATATATTAGATTCAGGTTTATACTTAACAAGAGAAACAGCTGAATGTTTATCTTTAAGAATATCTGATATTTTAGAGTATCATCCAGCAAAAGAATCTTTTATTCAAAAAATTGGAGGATTTAATGTAGCTGTCTTAGACGAATTAAAAGACTTACATCTTCATGACTTTGGTATATCATTAGATTTACAACCAGATGATGAAGAAAAAGCTGTACTAGAAAATAATATTCAAGTAGCTTTAAGTAGCGGATTAATAGATTTATCTGATGCAATCGATATTAGACAAGTTCATAATTTAAAGTTAGCTAATCAATTGCTAAAAGTAAAGCAAAAGAAACGTCAAGAAAGATTACAAGCAGAACAACAAGCAAATATACAGGCACAGGCGCAGGCTAATGCTCAAGCTCAACAAGTAGCTGCTCAAGCTGAAATTCAAAAGGATCAAGCATTGTTTGCTACAAAGTCTCAATTAGAAACATTGAAAGGTGATATTGAGAACAGACGAATAGGTGTGGAGGTAGAAGCTAAAAAAGCTTTAATGGAAATTGAATTTCAATACAACATGAAACTGAAAGGTATCGAGGTTGATAATATGAAGTCCAAAGAAAAAGAAATAGAAGATCGTAAAGATCAAAGAACAAGAATACAAGGAACGCAACAGAGCGAAATGATTTCGCAAAGACAAAATGATACACCTGCCACTAACTTTGAATCGTCAGGCAACGACGTGATTGGAGGAGGATTCGACTTAGGAGCGTTCGAACCTAGGTAATAATACAAGTAATACTAATTTTATAATATTTTATCATGCCAGAAACAAATCAAGAGCCTATAGTTGAAGAAACTACAGCGCAACCAAAACCAATGTCCATCAACGAAGACGGTGACATTAAGATGGATTTAGGAATGTTACAAAATCCTAACCAAGAAAAACCAATAGAGGATGCCAATCAAGAGCAAGAAACAACAAACGTGGTTGCAGATCAACCAACCGAGCCTGTACAAGAAGTGGAAAAAGAAATACCACAACAACCAGAGTCCGTTCAAGATGAGCCTGAATCCTTTCTTGAAGAAATAACAGAAGAAGAAGTAATAGATAAAGTAGAAACAATAGCAGAAGAAATTCAGCAAGCTGTTGTTGAACAAGATCTTGGAGTTCCATTACCAGAGAATTTACAGAAAGTTGTAGATTTTATGAATGAAACAAACGGATCATTAGAAGATTATGTAAAGCTTAATCAAGACTATAGTCAATTAGACGAAACTCAATTACTAAGAGAGTATTATGAAAATACAAAACCTCATTTAGATAGAGACGATGTAGATTTTATGATGGAAGATAACTTTTCTTATGATGAAGAGATAGATGAAGAGAGAGATGTAAGACGTAAAAAGCTTGCCAAGAGAGAAGAGCTTGCAAAAGCAAAAAGTCATTTAGACGGTATGAAGTCTAAATATTACGAAGAAATTAAAGGAGGGTCTAAGTTGGCTCCCGAACAAAAGAAAGCGGTAGATTTTTTCAATCGCTATACAAAAGAAAATGAAGAAGCGACTCAATTAGCTGAGAAGACAACGCAAACGTTTTTAAATAAAACAGAAAATGTGTTCAACGAAGATTTCAAAGGTTTTGATTATCAAGTTGGAGAAAAGAAATTCCGTTTTAAAGTAAAAGATGCAGCGTCCACTAAAGAGAACCAAAGCGACATTAACAATTTCATCAAGAAGTTCTTGGGGAAAGATAATCAAATGTCAGATGCTAAAGGTTATCACAAAGGATTATTCACAGCTATGAATTCAGATGCAATCGCAGAACACTTTTATGAGCAAGGAAAAGCCGACGCCATGAAAACAAGTATTTCAAAATCTAAAAATGTGCAAATGGGCGCGAGAGGTGTCCATGAAGAAGTTGCACAAGTAGGAGGATGGAAAGTGAGAGCAGTTGATTCGGGAGTAAGCGATTCAAAATTAAAGATCAAAAGTTTTAAACACATTAAATAACAAATTATGGCATTTGCAACAAGTCCCGCTACATTAGCGAATTTAGCACATTTAACACCGAGACCTGTAAAAGGTTTATTCGGAGACAACTATCTGTCAGTAGCAGATATGGATTTTACACAACAATTTTTACCAGAGGTATACGAAAAAGAAATTGAGCGTTTTGGAAACAGAACAATCACTGGATTTTTACGTATGGTAGGAGCAGAAATGCCAATGGCATCTGATCAAGTAGTTTGGTCTGAGCAGGGAAGATTACATATCGCTTATGATACTGTAACTTCTGCAGCAGCAGGAGCTAAAACAATTTCATTACCTTCTCCAGGAGCAGATGGAAAAGTACCTTTATTAGGACCTGGAATGACAGTAGTTATTGCAAAAGGTAATACTACAGTAAAAGCATTTATTAAGTCTTTAGTTCCAATTGGAGCGGCTGTAATTCAAGCTTATAACATTGAGGTATACGATACAGCAAATGGACAATTGCCAGCAGCTTTAACAGGTGCAACGGCAGCTTTACCACTTAGCTTATTCGTTTTTGGTTCTGAATATGGAAAAGGATCTAGTTTAGCTGGTAATTCAGTTGATGCATCTTTTACTACTTTCAGTAATAAGCCAATTATCTTAAGAGACAAATATGAGGTTAACGGTTCAGACGTTGCTCAAATTGGATGGGTTGAAGTTACTACCGAAGTTGGTGGTGGAGGATACTTATGGTATTTAAAATCAGAGCATGAATCTAGAATTCGTTTTGAAGATTACTTAGAAATGAGTATGGTTGAAGCAACGAATGCTAAAAGTGCTTTTACAGATACAGCTGGAGCTACTATTGAAGGTATGCAAGGTTTATTTGGAGCTTTAGAAGAAAGAGGATTAGTATATAACAATCCAGACTTTGGTTCTACAGCAGCAGGTAAAGGATTGGATGAATTCGATGCAATTTTAGAAGAGTTAGATAAGCAAGGAGCAATTGAAGAGAACATGATGTTCTTAGACAGATCTACTTCATTATCTATTGATAACATGTTAGCAAACCAAAACTCTTATGGAGCTGGAGGTACGTCTTACGGTGTATTTGATAACTCTGAAGAAATGGCTTTGAACTTAGGATTTTCTGGATTCAGAAGAGGTTCTTATGACTTCTACAAGACTGACTGGAAATACTTAAATGATTCTACAACTCGTGGATTAATTAATGATATTAAAGGAGTTATTGTTCCTGCTGGAACTTCAACTGTATATGACCAACAATTAGGACAGAATATTTCAAGACCATTCTTACATATCCGTTATAGAGCTTCTGAAGCTGATGACAGACGTTTGAAATCTTGGGTAACTGGTTCAGTTGGTGGAAATTATACAAGTGATGCCGATGTTATGAATGTTCATTTCTTATCAGAAAGAACTTTATGTACACAAGCAGCAAACAACTTTGTATTGTTGAAGCAATTATAAGATTATATTATTGTAATGTTACCCTCGTTTAAATTACGGGGGTAATTATTACTCTTAAAAACTACGACATTAGCCTATATATACTTATAGTAGCAGGCTATCGTCACATTAATTAACACTTATATTATATTATATTATGGCTGCAAAAGCACAAGTAACTAAAGAACAAGCATGGGAAATTAAAGCCCGCTTATATGAATTAGCGCCCGAAAGAGGAACGCCAATTATATTTACACTACCTACACAACATAGCAGGAATTCAAGAATGTTATACTTTGACGCAGATTTAGGTTACGAAAGAGAACTTAGATATGCAACAAATCAAAGATCAGTCTTTTTAGACGAACAGGTTGGACAATGCATAATGGGTAGAATTACATTTAGAAACGGAATACTTAGAGTTCCTAAGGAAGAAGTGGCTTTACAAAAACTATTATCTTTATATCACCCTGCATTAAAGGATGGTATATATACAGAACACAAGCCAGCTCAACAAGCCAGCGATGAAGTGGATTGGATTGAATTTGAATTAGAGGCTTTGAACATGGCTAAAAAATTAGATTTAGAACAAGTAGAAGCTATATTAAGAGTTGAAGTTGGATCAAGCGTAACAGAATTATCATCATCTGAATTAAAAAGAGATATACTAATTTTCGCTAAAAGAAATCCTAATTTATTCATGCAATTAGCAACAGACGAAAATACTTTATTAAGAAGTTTTGGAGCTAACGCAGTTGAAAAAGGAATATTAAATTTATCACAAGACCAAAGAACTTTTACTTACGGTAAAGGAGGTCGAAAAGTAATGACTGTACCATTTGATGAGCACCCATATTCTGCTTTATCATTGTTCTTTAAAACAGACGAAGGTATGGAACTTTACAAAGCAATAGAAAAGAGACTTAAATAGTCACCTTTATGGTAATAGGCTACCGAGAGGTGGCCTATAACTATATTAAACAAATAACAAATTATGGCTGTAAGCGTAGATACTGTTTATCAAAGAGTGTTGGCAATCCTTAGTAAGGAGCAAAGAGGATATGTCACACCTCAAGAATTTAATCTTTTTGCCAATCAAGCAATGCTGGATATATTCGAGCAATACTTTTATGATATTAATCAGTTTAGCAGATTACCCGGTAATGATACTGAGTTTTCAGACATGCTTAATATGCTTAATGAAAAAATAAACATCTTTGAAAAAACAGATGTTATGACTTTTGCAACACCTTACTGGACTGCACCTGCAGATCTTTACAGGATAGGTACGATTTTTTCTACCTCTACAGTTAATGATAGATTTGGAGTAGCTGTCGAAACAATTACAGAAGCAGAACGAATAAACTTTAATGAATTTCTTTACATTAATCAATCTAGATATACTAAGCCAGTCGATTCAAGACCTGTGTTTGTAGCTAGTGATGCTGGGTATAAAGTGTATGGTTCTGCACTATTAACATCTGGTGTATCATGTAATTATATAAAAACACCTTCTGAGGTTTCCTGGAATTACCAAATGGTATTCGGAGAAGCGTTATATAACAGCGCAGATTCAGTTGATTTTGAATTGCACGAGTCAGAAGAAACAGAGTTAGTAATAAAAATACTAGCATTCGCAGGATTAGCTGTTCAAGATATTGGTATTTACCAAGTAGCTAACCAAATCGAAAATCAAACTAACC